TCGTTCTTACTTGGCTGTTCACAGGTAGCTCTGCTACTCGTCCAACAGCTTGGTACGTTGGTTTGTTCACAGCAGCTCCATCTGATACTGGCGGTGGCACTGAGATCACTGGAAACGGATATGCTCGTAAGGCCACAGGCACTATGACTATTTCTGGCACATCTCCAACAAACTGCACAAACTCTGCTGCAATTGAATTTGATGCAGCCTCTGGTGGTAACTGGGGTACTGTTACTCATGTGGCAATTTTTGATGCATCTACATCAGGCAATATGCTTGGTTGGGCTGCGTTGACTACAAGCCGCACCATCAATGATGGCGATATTATTCGCATTCCTGCTGGCGACTTAGATATCACACTGACTTAAAGAGGTTTCATTATGGCCTTGGTGCTTAAAGATAGGGTCAAAGAAACTTCCACTACGACTGGTACTGGTACTTTCACCCTTGCAGGTGCAGCTACTGGTTTCCAGTCGTTTTCAGTTATTGGAAATGGAAACACGACTTTCTATTGCATAGTTGATTCATCATCTGGCGCTTGGGAAGTCGGCATTGGCACATATTCAACATCTGGAACTACGCTTTCACGCGACACTATCTTAGAGTCAAGCAACTCTGGATCTGCTGTTAATTTTGGCGCTGGAAGCAAAGATGTTTTTGTTACATATCCAGCAGAAAAAGCTGTTTATACAGAAAATTCTGGGAGCTTCCCATCTGGGACTACCATGTTATTTGTACAAACATCAGCTCCAACTGGATGGACAAAATCAACATCGCACGACAACAAAGCATTGCGTGTTGTTAGTGGAACTGCTGGATCTGGTGGATCAGTTGCGTTTACAACAGCGTTTACATCACAAGGTGTTGGAGGCTCAATCAGCAGCACAACAGCAACAAACATTGCTGCAACTCAAAGTGGAACTGTTGGATCAACAACGCTTGCTGAGTCTCAAATTCCATCACATTATCATACCCAACCAGTAAGAAATGGATCAGCATCATCAGGGACAAGTAACGTCACATGGTCAGTTTCAAATGCTCAAAATAACGTATTGACTAGCAACTCGACTGGTGGAGGTGGTTCTCATAATCACTCATTCTCTGGTGATTCGCACAACCATACACAAGACTCACATTCACACACATTTTCTGGGACATCTATCAACTTAGCTGTTCAGTATGTTGACGCTATCATTGCAGTTAAAGATTAATTATGAAAATTGAATCAAAATCAAATTGCCCACTTGATGGATTTAACCCATGTAGAAAACTTGAATGTGCATGGTTTATGCAGGTTCGCGGTCACAACCCAAATACTGGAGAAAGTGTTGATGAGTGGGGATGTGCTATTGCATGGATGCCAGTATTGATGATTGAAAATTCTCAACAACAAAGGCAAACAGGCGCTGCTGTCGAGTCTTTTAGAAATGAAATGGTTCGCAATAATGACATTAGTCATCAATTGATTTTGGCTACATCAAAGAATATTTCACTGGAGAAATCATGAAATTATCAATAGTTGTTCCAGATGGTGCTGTTTATGTTGATGGCTACTGCATTTCTGGCTTGAATATGTCAACTGTTCCAGTTGGAATCAGAGCTATGCAGTGGAATGGAAGCTTTGGTCATATTGAATACAACGACTCAGCAAATGAAGATATTTCATCTTTGCCTAATTGGGTTGATGTTTTGCTAACCATATGGACAGGTGCAAAAGCTCTTATTGAGTCTCCACCACAATTGTCTGATGATGAAAAGCTAATAAAAAATGCAAATGAGGCTGAGTTCTTGTTGAAAGAATCAGATTGGTCTGTTCTTCCTGATGTTGAGCTTTTGAATATTGATGACTGGAAGTTGTATAGATCTTCTTTGCGGCAAATTAGAAAAAATCCGACCTTAGATCCAATTTGGCCAGTAAAGCCTATTGCATCTTGGGTTTGACTTAAATAAACTACTAAAAGTACAAAATGTTTGGAATAGCAGCAATTTCTGCCGTGCCTTTTTCTAGTACAGCAAACGCTGTTTACTCTGAGTCAGTCACGCTTATTGCTTCTAGTCAGGTTAGCGCAGTTGCAAATGCAAGATATAAATCATCTGCATTAATTTCATCAGAAAGCTCCTTTAGCTGCTATTCAATAAGATATGCCTTTGGCGGTGCAACAATTGTTGGTGAATCGTCTGTATTGGCGATCTCAAATGTGATTATTGGAGCGTCTGCAACAATATCAAACTCAAGCTCACTAGCTGTTTATGCAATCCGATACGCAACAGGATCTTCCTCAATTTCATCAAGCAGCGCTGCAAGTTGCTATGCAATTAGGTATGCGTTTGGAGGGGCAACAATTGTTGGTGAAAGTTCAGCATCTGCCAGCTCGTTGAGATATGTAATCGGCAATGCTCTTGTTGAATCTCAGTCACTCATAAACACTAACTCATCAGTTATTTTGCAAACATCTGTTTTGTTTAGTGGTCAAAGCAGCTTTGTATCATCTTGTGTTTATATAACAAGCCCATCTATAGCTTTTTCATGCCAATCATCAGTGATTGCGTTAATTCGCAAGAAGTGGGAAAATGAAGATGACATTGATGAATCATGGTCTGCTATTGGTGATAATTCGGAAAATTGGACGGTTCAGTCTGATACGGCTGAATCTTGGACACCAATTTCAGACAATTCTGGAACATGGACACATCTTTCTGGAACGTCAGAAACTTGGACTCAAACAACACATTAAAGGCTAATCATGGCAGATTCAACAACCACAAACCTAGCGTTAACTAAGCCAGAACCAGGCGCGTCTGCTGACTCTTGGGGTACTAAGCTCAACGAGAACTTTGATGACTTAGATGCCATTTTTAAGTCTGATGGAACTGGCACTTCTGTTGGCATGAATGTAGGTTCTGGCAAGACATTAACTGTTTCTGGAACATTGACAATCGGTGGCACTGCCACAGCTACAACACAGACACTTGGCGATAGTTCAACTAAAGTGTCTACAACTGCTTTTGTGGCTGCTGCAATCACTGCTGTAAAGTCAGCTTTGTACCCAGTTGGATCAATCTACATAAATGCTTCAGACGCAACAAGTCCCGCAACATTGCTTGGATTTGGTACTTGGGTAACTGTTGGCGATGGTAAAGTGCTTGTAAACCAAGATGCATCAGATACTATTTTTGATACTCTTGGTGAAACTGGTGGATCAAAAGATGCAATTGTTGTAAGCCACACACACACAGCATCTCAAGACTCACATTCACATACTATTCAATCAAAAACAGGATCTGCCTCATCTGGAGGAGATACGGATGTTGCATGGGAGCAAGGTGGTTCAGCAAACTCAACAATACCTACAAGTTCCGCTACACCAGACATTACAGTTGCATCTTCAGGCTCTTCAGGAGTTAATGCAAACTTGCAGCCATATGTTGTTGTAAAGATGTGGAAACGGACTGCTTGATGGACAACCAGCAGTTATTTAATTTAGTAGTCAGCGTTGCTGGCTTCTTAGCTGTTTATGTGATAAACACATTGACACGTCAAATTCAACGTCTTGAGGATAAGGTAAATAGCCTTCCTCATGACTATGTGCAAAAAGATGACTACCGCAGTGACATCAAAGAAATCAAACAAATCCTGACTCAGATTTTTGACAAACTAGATAACAAAGCAGATAAATGAGTACCATTCAAAGACAACTAGAAGTACCAGCATTACCAGACTTGCCATCGCCAAGTCCTGCGTATAACGCTGGCTATTTCAGTCAGTTGAATGGCATCTTGCGAATCTTTTTTACTCGTCTTCTTGGCAACATTCAAGCATTACTTGGTCCTGCTGGCGCTCGTTACATTGATGCACCAAATGGCTTGTTTTTTAGCACTCAAGACCAATCATTGGCAGCTACTAATACAAAGTACGATGTCACATTTAATCAAACGTACTTGTCTAGTAATGTATCTGTTGTTGACTCTACAAAGATAACTTGTGCTATCGGTGGAGTTTATAACTTTCAATTTTCTGCACAGGCAAAATCAAATAGCTCATCTGCAAAACAGATCTACTTGATGATCAACCGTGATGGTACTGATATTGGATATACAACAAGGCAGAATACATTATCTGGATCAGATCAGCATATGTCTATCAACTGGAACTTCAGCATTGACGTTTCGTCTGGTTCGTACATTAAGTTGAGATGGGCTGGAGACTCAACTGATCTTACGCTTGAGCAAACAGCAGCCACATCGCCTCACACTGGCATTCCGTCTGCTGTGCTTGCTGTAAATTACGTTGCACCGCTTCCAGCAACATTGCCAACACCTCCATAAGAGAAAAATCATGGCTTTAATTCCACTCAAGATCCCACCAGGCGTGTATCGAAATGGTACTGAATACCAAGCATCTGGTCGCTTTTACGACTCCAACTTAGTTCGCTGGTACGAAGGTACTTTGCGTCCTGTTGGTGGCTGGCAGCTACATTCTGCGACACAGCTTAGTGGCTCACCTCGTGGTCTTTTGACATGGCGTGACAACTCAAATGATAGATGGATTGCCATTGGTACGCATTCACATTTGTATGTGATGTTTGAGACTGGTTCTGTGACTGATATTACTCCATCTGGATATTCATCTGGGACCACTGGTGGAGAGTCTAAGTTGGGATATGGCTACCTTGCTTATGGTGCTTACAACTATGGCGTATCACGTCCTGACATTGGCGCTATTACTCAAGCTACCACATGGAGCCTTGATACATGGGGGCAAAACTTAGTTGCTTGCGCTAATACTGATGGCAAGATCTATGAGTGGTCGTTAAGCACTGGATCTGATGCTGCTGCAATAACAAATGCACCAATTAACTGTACAGGCATTGTTGTAACTGCTGAACGATCAATAATGGCTCTTGGCGCTAGTGGTGACAAACGTAAGGTTGCTTGGTGCGACCAAGAAAACAATACAGTTTGGACTGCTGCTGAAAACAATCAAGCTGGCGCTTTCTATTTGACGACATCTGGCTCTCTTATGTGCGCCAAGCGTGTTCGTGGTTTGACCATTATTTTTACTGACGTTGATGCACATATTGCTACATATGTTGGAGCGCCATTTGTATATCAGTTTGACCGTATTGGTACTGGTTGCGGCATCATCTCAAAACAGGCTGTTGCAGCTACTGATAACTCTTGCGTATGGCTGTCTAGGTCTGGCTTCTGGACTTATGATGGATTTGTAAAACCACTGCAATCTGATGTTTCTGATTTTGTTTTGAACAATATCAACTACGCTCAAGATTCAAAGATTTATGCTATCCACAACTCTGCTTTTGGAGAGATTTGGTGGTACTACCCAAGTGCAAACTCAACAGAGGTTGATTCATATGTTTCATACAACTACCGTGAGGGTCATTGGGCTATTGGCAGCTTGGCTCGTACTGCTGGAACTGATCGCGGGGTATTTAATTTCCCATTGATGGTTACTGCTGATGGTTATGTATACCAGCATGAAACTGGTCTTTTGGATGTATCTCAATATACGCCATATGCACAATCTGGCCCAATTGAGTTGGGTAATGGGGATCAAGTGATGTCTGTGACTGAAATCATTCCTGATGAAATCACTTTGGGTGATGTTCAGGTGTCTTTTAAGTCAAAGCCTTACCCAACAGGCCCAGAATCAAGTCATGGACCTTATACTGCCGCTCAGAAGACTGATGTGCGCTTTACGGCCCGTCAAGTTGAAGTTAGGTACACAGGTACTGCGTCAAAAGATTGGCGCGTTGGTGTGCCTCGTTTGAATGCAAAACCTGCTGGTGGGCGTTAATTGGAATACAGTCAATTTGTTGATGAGAGTGGTGTAGAAAAGTGGTGGGTTCCGTACTTTAAAAAGCACGAGAATCTACTGCTTAATGCACTAGAATATAGTGGTGGGACGCATAATCTTGAAGATGTCGCAATGGCTCTTCACAAAGACAACATGCAATTATGGCCCACCAACGAGAGTATTCTCGTAACCGAGGTGCTGCAATACCCTCGCGCTAAACATATGCACGTCTTTCTAGGCGCTGGAAACATGGATGGATTGATCTATACCATGCCATACGTCATCAAACAAGCGAAGATAGATGGTTGCTCAAAAGTAACAGTAACTGGACGACGAGGTTGGGAAAAGGTCTTAACCCGTCTAATTAACTGCAAGCCAACTCACTATTGGCTTTCATTGGAGATTTAATATGAGTGGTGGAAGTTCACAACAGGCAAGTACAAGCAAACTTGACCCAGAAGTAAAACAAGCATTTCTAAGCAACGTAGACCGCTCAACTGGTGTTGCTGAAGGATTAGACGCACGTCAGTTTGCTGGCTTTACTCCTGAGCAGCAAAAAGCGTTTGGTATCACTGCTCAAACTGCTACTGAGCAACCAGGCATGAAGTTGCTAAATCAAGGCGTTGCCACTACTTCTGGCGCAGGTTTGACACCTCAAAGTATCAGTACATTCTTGAATCCATATACACAAAACGTAGTGGACACAACTTTGTCTGATATTGGTCGTCAGCGCGATATTGCCCTCACCGAAAATGCATCAAAGGTTGCTGCTGCCAATGCTTTTGGCAATACACGCCGTGGCATTCAGGAGGCTGCTGTTGTAGACCCATATGCTCGTGCTATGGCTACTGAGGCTGGAAAGCTGCGTAGTGGTGCATATGATGCTGCGACACAAGCTGCTACACAAGCTGCTGGCATTGATTTGTCTAAAGGCTCTAAATTGGTTGAAGCTGGCACTACTGCTCAGAACTTGGGCTTCCAAGCTGGCGAACAATTGGCTGGTGTTGGCGCTCAACAGCAAGCATTTACTCAAGCAGAGTTGGACGCAATCCGAAATCTGCCATTGGAGCAGCAACAAATCATCAATCAAGCACTGTCTCTCAATCCTGCTGGTGGCGCTGGAAACGTATCTAAATCTTCTGGTGGTAGTAATCAAAGCGTGTTTGGTTGGTTGGGTCTTTAAGGAAATATCATGGCAGAAGAAAGCAAAAGCTGGTTCCCTAACATTGGAATTTTGTCCGACTCTTCATTGATTGGAATCCCTGCTGAAATGCAGGACCAACTCCAGCGCGAAGCATCTAAACGCATGTTGATTGGTGGTCTTTTGTCTGGTCGTCCAGATATTGGATTCCAGTCTGCAATTGGTACTGCAAACGACTATGCCGCATCTCAACAGAGATTGATGGATTTGGCTGAAAAGCAACGTCAATTGCAAGAAGAGTCAGCTTGGACTGCCAAGTACAACCCAACTAAATATCAAGAGACTAGCCCAGAATTTGCTGGCCCAGTTGCTCCTGATGTATCTGCTTATCAAACAAGCATTGGTCGCGCTCGTGCTGCTGGCTTGCCTACTGCTGATGTCAATGCTGCTTTGCGTGATCTGACGACTATGCGCTCTCCACGTCAGGCTGCAATGCTTGAAGGCTTTAAGGCAAGTTTGCCAAAGATTGGTGAAGGTGGCACTATGCTTGCTCCAAGCGGTCAGTACTTGGGTACTATTCCTCAGTTCAGCCCATCGCAAGGTATTGTTTACGGCACTCGTACTGATGAGCAAGGTCGAATTGTTCCATTCTCTCAAGAGATCCCTGGCGCAATTCAAACTCGTGGTCGCATTACTGCAACAGAAACTCAAGCCCGTGAACTTAATACGCCAAGAACTGCAACATCTGCATCTGGGGCGCAGACATTTATTTACCCTCAAGCGCCAAATGGAGTTGGTGGTTCTGGAGCAATTGAGCCTGTTCAAACCGAAGCTGATCGCATCCGTTTGGAAGCAGATAAGAAGCGTTTTGGCGAGTTCTCAGCACAAAGTAGCGATGCAGCGTTAAGTGCAACTGATCGCAAACTTGCTGGTGAGCGAATTTACTCGCTTGCCGATAGCATCAATGGAACAAAATTCACAAACTTAACTTCAGAGGCTGCTGGATACCTTCGCGCTCTGCCTTGGGTTGGAGACAAGTTTGACAGCTATGTTGCTGATGTTTCATTGTTTAACAGAGATCGTGCAAACATGGTTTTGCGCGGCCTCAGTAATGTCAAAGGTAACGCAAACGAATCTGAAAACCGAGTCGTTTCTCAAGCGTCAGTTTCTGTTACAGATCCAAAGATTGCGACTAAGTATGTTGCTGCTTTGGAGATGGCTGCTGCTGATAAAGATCTTGCACGTCAGAACTTTGTTGAGAATTTTAAGGGCGACCCTGGCAAGATTCAAACAGCATGGCAAAACTCACCTGACAACCCTCGAATCTACAACCATCCAAAGGTTGATCAATTCTTGACTGATCAGATCAAAGCAAACCCCGCAAAACCAGTGCTTCCTGCTGGATTTAGTCTTGTTCAAAACAAGGACAAGCAATATGGCGTTCGCAAGCCTGATGGCTCTGTAATGCCTTTGCAAATTGGTCAATAACATGGCAACACATGAACAAGTATTTGCATATGCAAAGTCAGAAGCAGAGCGTCAAGGCGTTCCTGTTGACTTAGTGCAAAACATGGTTCGCGCCGAAAGTGGTGGAGACATTAATGCCGTGTCTCCTAAAGGCGCTATTGGTCCAATGCAGCTTATGCCAGCGACTGCTAAAGACTTGGGTGTTAATCCAAATAACTGGCAGCAAAATGTGCAGGGTGGTGTTAAGTACATTGGTCAAATGCTGTCTCAATTTGAAGATCCACGTTTGGCTGTTGCTGCATATAACGCAGGGCCAGGCAATGTTCGCAAATATGGAGATGTTCCTCCATTTAAAGAAACACAAAAATACGTAGATAAGGTGGTAGGTATGGCTGAACCTAAAGATGAATGGTCAACAGTTTCTGGCATCCAAGGTGCTACTACTGCAAAAGATGATTGGACTCCTGTATCTGGAGTTGGTGGAGTTGCTACAACTCAAGCGCAGCCACAATCATTTATGGGCGATGTGCAAACTGGTGTAACTCAAGCCATTAAAGGTGGCACGCCTACTGCGTCAGCAGTGATGGGTGGCATTGATAGGCTTTCAAGCCTGATTAACCAAGGCCTTACTGCTGCTGGCATGAATGTTGGTCCAAACTCGGCACAAGCTGAATTGAACCGTCGAGCAACTGAGTCTGCTGCACAGCCAAAGCGCACTATTGGTGAGACATTCTCTGCTGTTGGCGATATGGCTATTAATCGACCAGGCCTTCTGCTTGGCTCATTGGCTGTACCAGATCCAACTAGCGTGTTCTTGCCAGCCAAGATTGCTGGCGCTACTGAGAAGGCATTGACTACCGCTGGCGCTGCTCCACGTATTGCTGAACGTGCAGGTCAGGTTATTGGAGCTGGTGGTACTGGTTTAACTCAGGCTGTACTCAATCAAGTTGGCGCTCCTAATCTAGATCAGTTTAATACTGAGGGTGGTTTGGCTGTTTTGACAGCTCCTTTGGCTGCTGTTGGAGGCGCTCGTACACCAAAGCCTGTAGCACCATTAACTGCTGAACAACAAGCCGCAGCTAATGCTGTTGCACAAGGACTCAAGGTTCCTC